CCGATCATGATATTCCTGCTTCTAGTTCCCGATGGCAATTAGCACAAACAAGAATTGTTTTGTCTAATTCGATTCTAACTTTGTCCCAGGCTCTTCGCATTCGTCCAATTGAAAAGGATTTTTGTTTAGGATCAAGATGATGAAATTCTAACGCTCCAATGCAACGGGAATAGCCACATTTTTGACAGTATCCACCCTTATATGCAACGGCTTTCTCTTTGAGTCGTCTTTGCCATGAGATTTGGCATTGTGACGCTCTTTTGCGTTTCTCTTCAATCGTCATTAATCTTCAGTAGAGGGATTGGTCCCCAAACCTTCCAGGCCAAATGCGGTACTTCCCATATTTTGCGCCAGATCTTTAATGTGTGAAGACAATCCAGCCCCAGGTATTTTGCCTTCAAATTGCGCTTTTCGTGGTCTACCGTCTTTACCAGTAGTTGTTTGTGGTTTGGCTTGCGAAATTCGAGCTTTCTTTTCTGTATCAATCATCCCTTCTAGAAGCATCATTTCAACATTCTTCTTTTGCTCTGCAAGCTGCATCATCTGTACTTGAGGCGGAGTGAAAAGTAGTTTATTTACATTTCTCACTTCAAAAGCTTTGAAGAGTTCTTTGAGCGATTCGTATTGGTTAAGGAAGGGACTTTGAGAAGCCAAATTAAATAGCGCAAGTAAATTGCGTTGGCGGATGACGCGATTGCTCGCATAATTTGCAGCAACAAGATCAAAATCGAGCGTGCCAATGAGTTCCTCCGGTTGGAGGGTAATCCATTTCTTGATTGCTGGATTCTCTCCGGTGATTTGGAATTCCATCGGGTCGGAGATATATTGCTGAACCATGCTCGCGCACATCATGAGCACGGGTTGAAGGACTTCGAGTTCCAAATTCCGGATAAACATCTTGAATCGGAAGTTGGATTCGTTCATTACTGAATTGATGCCTGTGGCGGTTTTGTTGTTGGTGGGCGAACCCATTCCTTTGGAATAGAAATCGCTGACGCCTGAAGTGTTCTCCACGAGCATCTTGTAGACTTCAAGAATCTGATAATCGCCAGGCGAGGGAGTAAAAAAGGGCAAGGGCATAATAACCTTGCTCGGATCGCCTACGACCGGGACTTTCCCGCCCGGAGTGTTGAAACTATTCAGAGCCTCATGATCGATATCTGCATTGGTATCATAAGCGTATCGATGGTTGATACCGAGGTTCCAGTTGTCCGTGATCATGTTCACGAACTTGCACATGCCCTCAGTTAGATCTGATATCGGTTCAATTACTCCAAGTCCGAAGATCTCGTTTGGGAGGCGGACGTAATTGCACATGACGATGGGGCATTTCTTGTGCATGAACGGGATGTCCCCATGATAAAGAAGCAGCGGAACTCCGGCATATACATTCCGTTTGAAAGGGCTATATCCGGCAGCGCGGTAACTCGCTCGAAGATCTTTCCAGCTGATTGCTTCGGCATCCTCACCGTAGGTAAGGATTGACTGTGTTTGCGCATATTCATCCCAAACTTCTGCGAGTCGAATGACTGTGTCCATTGGATTATCCGGAGGACGGATGTTGTTACTGACTCGCTGAACTAGTTTGTCAAAAGCCTCAGGGAGATAGAGAGGTTGCTTCGAAGGATCCTGTGTAGCGGCTTGCAGACTTTGCGTCTGTTCTCGAACCATCTGGCCTAAAGTTCTTTCCGTAAGATGCGCCACAATACCGCCATCTGGATCAACGAGAAGATCATAGACATCAATAGGAAGGAACCTGGGCCGATTCCGTGGAACTTGTTTCTGTGCAGGGCGGTAACCCAAAATAACAGGTTGCATGACAGGCTGCCCGGTGTTAGGATCCAGAGCAGGTTGTACGATAGGTTGTCCATCCGGACCAATCGCTGGAATAGGCTGCGCATAGGTAACAGTATCGGTATCCCAATCCCAATCTACCTTCATGGCCGAGTGGCCATATATGGCAATGTTTCTGATGAGGGCTTCGAAGTGTTTTGTGAAATCTGCACGCTTTAGCAAGCGTAACAGAACTACTTGCATCTTTTCAGCGGCAGGTTCATCTAGAGCGCTTCGGCCTTTGCATTCGAACCAATCTTCATAAGAGAAGTATGCATCTAGGGTTCTCGCTACGACAGTCTCAACATTCGAATAAGGATAGGTTACGAACGTATTCGAACGCGGCGTAATATTGTCTGGATAAAATCTCTGATCGCGTTGGCCAAGATACTGGCGATAAAAATAAGCCCGACGCTGATCATACTGTTTTCTGAAATATCTCATTCGCCGTAAATGAGATATAGCTTTGTTGGTGAGGTCCGCGTTTGGATCATCGTAGGTACTAACAAAAGGAGCCATTGAGGGCGTCTGATATTGCATCAATTGACCTTCCTTTTATGCGGGCACCCACCCTCAAGTAAACTACCTCTTTGACAATTCATACAAAGTATTGTATACCCTTCTTTCGGCCAACCCAGTCTTTTTAATTCCACCCAAACTGCAAATCCACTCCCTAATCTTTCTCGATCTCTTTGTCCGCGTCCTCCCGCTCCAATATGTTCGAGTGAAAGAAATACCTCTTCGGATTCGCCGCAGCAAGAACAAAAATGACCATAGGCATCAAACATCTCATTCTTAACTTTGTAATAATATGCCTTAGTAACCTCACCGTGTTTTTCGCGATTATCACCCTGATCAAGAATCCAACGTGTATAGCAAGCGTTACACATTCCTCTTGCTCTGTGTTTCTTTTCGGGATGACATTCTGCCATTCGCATGTTAAGGGCCAGGGATCCAGACGTTAACATTGAATGGATTTGTTGAAGTCACGACTTGGATCTGAGGATTATCCCAGACCAGGCGATTGGAGGCATTGTATGCCCAGATTAAATAATTTCCTCCTGCAGGGAGCAACGCAGTATTTGGCCAGATATTGACAGGAGCACCGGAGATCGTTCCTTGAATGTAGCCATTGATATCTAATGGGATTCGAACGGCAGTATTTCCTACGATTTGCCCTGTATTAAAGGCTACCGCATCGTGTTGTAATTGCATTAACAGATAGCCGTTAGAGAGAACATTCCCCAGAGCATCCTGAAACGGGCCTCCAATGATCTGAACTTCAATTGGATTGATACTTGCAGGAGTAAGTAAAAGAAATTCAAGTTGATTTAATCGAGTGCGACCCGGTGAAGTTACGCCATTCGCACTGATTAAAAGGGCTTCTTGATTTAATCTGGTGGACATTACCCTTCAATTACTCCGGCTTGAGCATTGTCAATTCCGGGGCCTGTCCAGGCTACGCCTGTAGATGGATCGGTTTGAAAAACGGCATCATAAAATAGATAAGAAGCCGATAAAGCAGGTGTTACCACTCCGGTACTATCGGTAGTTCCACTTCGAACGAATAAACTTGGAGTATGTGGACCAGCATCATCTCGTTCCAGCGAGGCTCGTGCAACTACAAAATAAGGAGCCACGGCAAGATTTGCCACTGGCATAGCGTAAGAATCTTTAGTAGTTGCGACGTTGTTGGCGTTATAATCTGAGGTACTCGGAGGAACGACTGCAGCATTCTGCCAGTTTGAAGCCAGTCCGGTTGGAGTCCAGTTAGTATAAGTGCCTGCCCCTGAGGGCATTTTGGTTAGAATGCGGGCATCCCCACCTAGCACAGAGTTCAAGGTCCCGCCTGTATTGTCAAAACAGAAGAAATCGTCAAAGTGCCATGCAGGTTGAACTCCAGAGCCTCCATTGCTGCCGATAGAAACCTGATTGGCATAAGCATTGGCTGTGACTTGGGTGTTTAATCCAGAAGCCGTTATCAAAGGAGTGACCGAACCATTTAAGTAACATGCTACAGAGCCTGTACTACCATTGATGGTTACTTGTACTTGAATGCCATACCAAGTTCCGGCGGAAATTGTACCAGGCGCTGAAGGCGAACCCAAAGCAACACTAGTGCCGCGATAAAATTGCAATGCCCCGGTAGAAGAGAGGGTCAAGGACAATTGCATGGTTCCAGCATCCCAAAAACCTATAAAGTCATTATAGCCCGGAGGCAAGGTTACAGACTTGAATCCCACTCCTACAATCAAGGTTGCTTGATTGCTAGAAAGGTTTTGGCGGGCATAATTCTGTCCACCGCCCGCGAATGTTAAACATCCGCCCAATAAAGGACTGGGCGGGGTAAAACGGGAATCCGCCGTGTTTATCGTTGCAGTTGCGGGGCCGATTGAAGCCCAAGGATATCCGGCTACCAATGTATAACCATTGCCGTAGTTATCAAAACCATCTGCAAATTGATAGGCCATGTTAGAGAGTCTGCCGAAGGGGTTGAATCCAATATGTGACGTTGCCACCAGTTGGATTGAAAATCCGCATTCGATCCCATTGAGCAGGAACTTGATAAGTAGCAACTACTCCATTAGGAAGGCGGAAATCGGTAGCCGCTGCAGCAGGCATTCCAGAATTGCCGAAACGAATGTTTATGTCGCCGTTGGCATTAATCGCAAAGAGCGTATAACGATTAAGCACAATTTCAGCGCTGGAAGTTACAGTAGCAAGTGTGGCACTTATGTCTGGAGTGCTTGCGCTTCCGCCACCGACTGGTACAAAGATTGATGTAAAGATTGCCATGGTTTATTTGCCTTAATTGACAATAAAATAACTAAAACAATCCGGGTTAGTTACGGGTTGTGTTAAACCGAAAGAAAAACTTGTTCCCGCCACAACAGCGTTAATATTTTCGTCAGCAACCACTGCACTAGCTGTGGTATTACACGTATCTTCAATCTGCGTACCGTCTTTCGCAGTTACGAGAATCTTCTTGGTCAGACATTTGGAAGAGCGATAGACATCTTCCCACTCATCCCAGTAGTTGATCTGCATGTATCGCCGCGCTTCATTGCGGCGATCTAGCACGTCTTGAAGTTCGGCTACGGCCATTACTTTGTCGCAGAGATGGAGTAATGCACCATTTGATAAATTCCAGGCCCTACCGCGTATGACTGCGTGAAATAACGTCCGCCGAGATAAGCCAAGGCATCAACGCCAATCACTGCCGGAACTTCGGAAGCGAAATCCTCTCCAGATCGTTTATTGTGACAAGCCACGATCATGGCCGCCGCGCCGCCGACAGTGCTCAGTAGGAAGGTCTTGGAGTGGAACATCTGCTTATTTGTGCGCAAGGGAGGATCTTGCCAGTGGCCACGGAAGGTCAAGAAGGTCGCAGAATGCCCCTTGGCTTGCTCCCATGTTTTAGGCTGAGGTTGGGGAGCATCGGGAACTTGCCCAAAGCATGGGATCGAGAATAAAAGCAACACTAAGATTCTCATGATGTGGGTGCCGTCCATGTGTGATAGAAAACGATAATACGAATCGCGCCCGCGCTAGGATTGCCTCCAGCACAGGTAATTGTTATTTTCGATGCGGCTGCTTGCCAGATGCCAGTAGTCGCGGAATTGATGCCGGTATTATTGAACGTTCCGACATGGGCGGCGTCCGTCGTCGTGCCCGCAGTGAGCCCTGTGTTGTTGGAAGTGAATCTCGCTGCTGTCGTACCGTCTCCCAATTCCCATCCGGTACAGGAACCTGTAATCGTTGTGGTGACTCTCGCAACGACTGCATCGATGGTGGAATTTGCAGGCAAACAACTCAAGCCAGTCGTCGTGGTAGTAGCGCCGGTATTGAGTATCGTTGGAGCGGAAGCAGTTTCACAAGATGAATATCCGCGGGCCGCTACAGAACCATCTGGGCCTAATTGTCGTAGGTCGAAAGTGCTTGGATCGACTTTCCATTGATCGACATTATCGATCGAGAACAATAATCCGGTGCTTCCTGATTTGGCATTGAGCCTCGTGACGCCGCTTTGAGCTTCTAGCGCGTAGTCGGTTGAACTATTTACAGCTGACTGGGGACTTTGAAAGTACCACGCGAACGATCCATACGAAGTCTGATACCAAAAAGTCCCATAGGAACCTTGTTGAGTATCAAAGAAAGCTGGCGATTGCGCCTGAGTTAAATCAGGACCGCTCGCAGTGCCATAGTTATGAATGCTTCGGTTCCCGTTGCCAGTATTGGTTTTTACATAGACCGCCCCCCCAGTCGGAGTCGGTCCCATAAAATTGTTTTCGAAGACGGTACTTCCTAAATTGAACGAAGAGGAAGATGCAGTTTCCGGCCCGACCATTGGCACACCGGATGCTCCCGGCCAGAACCACAAATTGTCAGCGATGACGCCGCCTGTTTGAACCGCTACGCCCGCTGTATTCGGGTCACCAAAGGAAACTGCCGGTCCAGGCTCATTGGAGTTCCCTTCCAGTTCGTTGCCGATAACATAGAATCCGGTCCCACTTCCACAAGTTTGGCAGGAACTAATACGGATCAGGGGCTGATGGAATTTGATTTCATTGTTGATGATGTAGGCCGTATTAATTGTCCAAATGCCGTACCCTTGTCCGCTTACCCCACATGCTCCGCCCGCGGCTGCATAGCACGACATGATGTTATTAGTGAAATGGATGGTCGAGTTGGATGCGGTATGACCATCAATCTCGTTTCTGGGCCCGGTCGCATCCTTACTGGTGAAGATGTTGTCATCAATAACCATTTCCCAGTTGTTCCCGGTGTAATTAATATTTGCCCCAGTTGTGTTGCCGAAGTTTAAAAATTCGTTCTTGTGAATCAATACATCGATAAGGAAATTGTTAATGAAAATACCTTCGGTCTGACTTGCTCCCCCGGTGAAGGTACAGCCTTCGATGGTGTAACGCTGCACCTGTAGGGTTGCCGTGCTTAGGCCCGCAGGTCCCAAATCCACTGCGTGTGCCGAGCCCGTATAATTCAAATACACACCCTGTCCGCATTCAATGCTAGTCGGGACGGTTGGATTGATGGGCGATGTGCCGCTTCCGCCGTAGTTATACTGGCAGGTCGCAGAAGCTGCATTACACCCAAAATAGATTGTGGGTATTCCGGTTGTTACTGCATTGGCTGCCGTGAAAGCATTCGTAATCGCTGTGGAATTGTCCGTGGAACCATCGGGTACTGCACCATAACTGCGTACATCTATGACAGGTAAATTACTTAAAGCCGGATAACTTGAAACTCCGCTACCACTACCCCCACCTCCACCACCAAATTGGCCTTGACCAAATGCTAAGCCGGTCAATAACAACAAAATTTCCCCTAATGTTTTGAGTTTCATTTTAATATATTCTAGAAAGGAATTTCCTGCCTACCAAAGCCCCTTGTACATGCTTTATTCCATAACCAACTAATCCTCCTGCAGAGATCAAAGAGAGACAAGGATTACTGGTTATAGCACCAAAGATCGTAAAACTACTAAGAAGTAAAGAGATTAATCCGTCCCTTAAAATCAATGCCTGAGCAGAAGGTTTAGGCCCGACTAACCAAGTGAAAGATTCAACAGCACCTGCTTTAATTGCCTTGACAGTGTAATGAATGTCAAAGGCAGTTGCTGTAATAAGAAATCCAAGTGCAACCAAAAAGGGAATATAAAGTAACATCAATTCTCGTGTTCAACCTTGAAGTCTTCTAATTTAGGTTTGAAATCAAATTTACCTTTATCAACAAGTTCCCCTGCATGCCGAATAGCCTCTTCGAGTTGATCAATATCTTCCTTCTTGCTCCCTGCTATCGCCCATTGGGCATAAAAATACGCATGCCAGCATTCTCTGCAGCCATGCGTAAGGGGAGGTTTCCCTTTGAACCAGTAATTGTGTTCTGGGCATCCAACAACAAATTCATCAACCTCTTTACCGTCTTTTAGTCGTGTAATACCTACAATTTCCATGCAACTCCTAACCCCGTTCTATGCGAGGAAAATGAAGCCCGCCGCTTAGTTGCCTTAACGCGAGGCAGGAGAGAGGGCGAAGGCACTGGGCCGAAAGAGGGGGAACGGCCTCGTCAGCGGGCTAACCCGTTAAGTTCCAATGCAAAGGATGTTGGTCTGGAAGTCCTGAACCGCTACACCACTCGTGGTATCCCACAAACCCCCGTCACCAGCAACCTCGACGGGATGAGAGTTGGCAATCACCACAATCGAGGCAGGGGCGCCAGAACCACCCTGGCCAGCCGTGCGACTGGTGGGTTGATATTTGTTGGCGTAATTATCGGCGGGCATATTGCCTCCGCTGATCGTCAGAATACCGCCTACGTTAGTTTCATTATACCTTTGCGACATTGAATTTCTTGTGCTCCTTATTTTCGAATCTTTTGATTACGTTGTGATTTGCACAGAGGAGTTGAAGATCATCTGTTTTGCGTTTTCCAAAAAGAATGGCTCTATACAGATTTTGTCCCTGCAATCCTTCTTGATGGCCACCGCCATTTATATGATCTAATTGTAACGCACGAATATCCTCAAAACCGTAAATTTTACATTTACTTCCAAAGAGAGCAAAACATTTGGTTTTTATTTCAATAACATATTCATTGTTACGTTTGCGTTGAGCAGTTTGATTTTTGAGGTACCAAGACTGCATATACGCTTTTCGCGCTGCCTTGCTCTGCATTAGTAACTCTTCATGTCGTTGCCCACTTGGAGCGAAGTGTAATCACAGGGCACTCGAACACCCACGGTTGTGTCCCAGAAACCACCATCGGAATCGCGCTCCACGGCATCCGTGGTAGCAGCCCCGGCAGCAGACATCTCGCCATTGAGGCGAGTGATGGTAATCGCAGTGGCACGCGGAAAGGTCGTGACAAACGTCCCCGCAGTAGCAACGTTGCCGCCAGAAACCTGGCTAGTCCCTGTGCCAGTTGAATTGGTTGTGTTTGCGCGAGTGCTCATTAGACTGGATCTTTCAAGTTGGTTGAATTGGCGTCGAGGGCCTGACCGACCGTGTAATCCCAAACCCCATAGTCAGCATAAACCTGCACGACATCGGAGGTGGCCGCGCTCGATTGATTGCCTGAATAGGGACCCTGATCGGTGACGGTCTTAACCTTCTCGCCGACCATCATAACAGGGACCTGCGTGGTCCCGCTACCGGACTGGCCGAAGCTCGACATAGTTACATCAGTAAGAGTAGGACGCTGGGCAGCAGACATAAATTATTGTCCATTCTTCGGGCACGAAGTGGTCCCGATGTTTGTATTCTGGATCGCCACATAGGCGCCTGAGGTGTAATCCCACAAGGCACCGTCTGCACGTGAAACCACAGGATGTGAATTGCTAGACACCACTGGGGCTTCAGAGGGAACCTGATATTGGGTGCCTCCGCCGGTCACGCTTTCAACTAGACTGGTGTCTGTGCCCGAGGTGATGCTGTTTACATAGTTAGGATTGCTTGGAATTGCTGTACTCATTTTCGAGCAAGCTCCTTATTTGAATTGAGGCTAGCGCCAACTTTCCGCCTAGTAACATCCAAACGAGGGGTAGGTAAAGGAAAGCAGCCGCCATTACTAAAAGATTTATCGCGCCGAGACTCAATAGTCCCGCAAAAATCCCATGCTTCTTGACAAAGTGCTGGACCACGGGATTCAGATCCCTGATGCCTTGTTTCCATCTCTTTTGCGAAATCCATAAGTCTAGTCCAATCAGGATACATAAAGCACTACTGATTGGTAGTAAGCCCCGAGCCTCGATACATGCCACTTCCGTAGCCTCCACTAGCTTGATTGCCGAAATCTGTACTGCCTACGATGTTGGCCGCGAGTCGATCTGCTCGTCCGGCAAGCGGGCGATAACCGATATCAACTCGGGCGGAATCCTGACGACCTTGCATTGATGGAACGGAGTCCGTGGGGGCACTCGATGTGGCCGGGGCAATTCCGTATGGCATAGCAGCGCCATTGCCTTGAGGAATAGTCTCTGTGCCAATCTGGCCATAATTCGGGGTTACGAGTCCTTTGAATTCCATTAGTGGTTAGAACCTCCGAGTCCAGAGGTCATGTGGTCGCCATTCATTCCCCAACTTGATTGCCCACCCGGGATATTGGCGGCTAGCCTGTCAGCCCGGCCAGTCATCGGGAGATACTTGGTGACACTCGGCGGAGGAGAAGGCCCAATTTCGCCGCCAGTAGTAGGTGGTTGTTCAAACATGTTTGCCCTGTCTGGGTCCGCAAATCCGTTGACTTGATGGCCAAAGGCTTGCATTAACTCACGTAACGCGAACAGCCTTGAGCAGCTACACGCTCATCCTGGCGAGAGCTGTCTTGGTTTCGCCCGGCATTCGCATATGAATGCTCGGCCCCGGAATTTCCACAAAGGTATTCCTCGGAGTCAGCATTCTGCGGGGGATGGGCCACATCCATACCATGATGTTCGTAACTGTGAGGCAGTTCGTCAACTGGCTTTGCCAGTGGCGTGTCAAAGTTAAAATGTACTAGTGGGGTTCCCATAACTCCTCGCTTAGAACGGGGTTAGTCCTCCTGCTTGCGCTTTGCAGGAATATTAGCTGAAAGCCGATCAGCACGCGGAGCTTCAGGGTAATATCGAAGCATCATCGCTTGCTGAAATCTTTCTGCTTCAGCTTCTTGTTTCTGCCGATCTTCGTCAGTTTCGCTGGCCATCGTGGTCGCTGTCTAGGTTCCAACTATTCTCTGAAGGCGAGACAAGTCTCACTCGTGCGGGAGCAGTCGGATCATAAGCATCCCCATAGGAGTCGATATCGATCTCATGAACTTCAGCAGGCATGCCATTATTATCACCATCCATTAGGATGGTTTGAAATGGCGCCCCAAAGTTCGGCACGGCCTGCCCAACTTTCCAAAGCCGCCCAGTTTCTGGGCGACTCTGGTCAGCGGCAGGATAATCTCCGTGATAATTCTGGGGATTGGAGCGAACGACTGTAACGGTTTGATCGGCTCGGCGATCTGCTTCGGTTGAGAAGTTATAATCCGACAGATCGGGTGCCCGATCTCCGGATTGGAGGGGATGTGGGTCAGCCATTAACCAATCCTCGCGATAGGAATAACAAGTGTGAAATTTACCAAACCAGTAGTCGCTACCGTGGTCACATAAACATTAACTCGCGAACCAGGGGAGATCAACAGATTATCAACGTTTGAAGAAAGAGCAATCTGATTCGGAGTATTGGCAGTGGTAATCGCGGTATTTAATAGGTAATAAGGATTGCCACTTTGTGTGAGCGCATTGTTTCCGGAACCATTCGCAGTTCCTGGAGGACAAATCTCAACATACATTTGAGCCGCGCCAGCTGCAGCAGTTGTATACCACACGCTCGCGCCAACAATCTTAAATTGGGCGCCCTGTGGAAGTAATCCCGTGGCAGCCGATGCCGCAGGTGGTGCCATGAAAATTGTATAACTAGTTCCAGCAGTCGTAGCCTGGCTAACAAATGTTGCAGCTGCAAGGCCAAATAATCCACTGGGTTCTGAAAGTTGATGGGCAACGGTAAAAGGTTGCCCTGCGCCATTCGGAATTTCTACTCCAGCTAATGGCCCAAATAGACCATTATCATCTCTGACATTGAAACTCATATTATTTTCCTTGTTTTAGGAGTTCCCCTTCATGATGGGGTTGTGCTACTTGTTTTTCATGAAAATTAACACTCGTACACGCACGACAAACAGTAACCACTACTAGTTTGCCCTCCGCAGGTACATACAGTACCTCTGCCACGTAGACATCATGTTGTCCTGCACACCGCTGTTCCATAAGCCCTCTCATATCTCCGAAGCGGACGGGTTTTAACCCGCCCACTCCGAGATTTACAGCATTAGCCATTACGGGAAAACCACGAAACCAATTACAAAGGCGCTGGCAGGGAAGTTACCTTCAGAAGTGACCACGAAGCCAGTCGTGGTAATAGAAGTTACATCAATGTGACCAACGGTCGCAGAGACTGCTCCAGAGTTAATCTGAGCAATAACTACCGAAGGAGCAACAGCCGTTGGCGGATTGCCCTGAGTGAAGAATGGAGTCTGGGTACCGTCAATAAAATTGATAGTACAAGTCGCAGTAGCCGCATCACCAGTAAAGGAGGCTTTACCACGATAAGCCAATTCCTGAGCGTCTTTGCCTCCTACAGCTACAACTTGATTTGTAAACGCGGGACCTGATCCGACCCACGTCGCATTCGCTGAGTTCGCCATTAATTAGTTCCTTTCAGTTTTTGCTACGTGTAGCTATTATTTTGAGAGGCTTTGCTACGTGGCCTCGGGTCAGGGACGCGGGGTCCCTGCTTTACAATTTCAGGATCTTTTTCTTTAAAATCACGGAGTCCAGTATAACTGTAAGACTCGTCTTTGAATTGAGTCTCCTGGATTCCGCGCCCGAGAATATCTCGAACTTGCATTAGGCTTTCTTTACAGCAGCAAGGGCCGCTGCAACTTTCTTGCCATAATTGTAGGCTACATAACCTACCCCTGCCCCACCTACTGCTAAACCTGCCAGAAATACATATACATAATGCATTTTAATCTCCTAACCCCGTTTTAAGCGAGGATGGTAGTTTTTCCGATATCTGCTGAGCACATTGTTTGATTTGAAGTTGTGGCCCCGCACCAAATATAAGGCTGTTGATAAGGAAGGGGATCTCCGATATAAGGATATACTGGCCAAGGTTGATACGGAATGAACCTCTGTCCTCCTCGCCCGCAATGTGGGCAATAACCGCACGCGGGGCAAACCCCGCAACCAGGCTGTCCAATCAGGGTTTCGCCTGCGTATATCATGGACGGAGTGTTGTTAGGTGTAACTGTTGAGACTTGCTGAGTGCTGTTTGCCTTTTTCATCTAGAATATATACTCCTGATTTTCTGCCTCTTGGCCGCAGGCAACAAAGATATTGCCAGGCGTTCATTAAATGGTCATTTCGCTTAAGAGGTTTGTCTTTGGACAACCCCTTTTGATCTCCCCTCGCAAAGAAATCCCATACATAGTGTTCTATCTCGTGAGTAAAATTCTTGAGATCATTAAAAACGAAAACCTTCGGATGACGGGAAGACTTGTCAAGATTAGCAGCGATATACTCCCGGCTAGCACTAAGTCCATAATCGTCAAAGTTAACGTCCGCCAACCTGCAGGGGATCCCGTTTTCCCTGTAAAGTTGCATCCCAGTCTTGTGTGTTTCATTGTTGCGTTGACTTCCCCACTTTGGATCTATTAGCCAGATATCGATAGGATCACTTCCATTCCGGACTAGAATGTCCTTTGCGTGATCTGATACTATTTTGTCTCGCTCATAGTATTCTCGATAAAGGTACATGTCATCCGTGCCAGGTTCTATGGCCGCCCAAACCGCCGCCGTGGTTCCGGTAGCCGCCGGATCTATGCTGACCACTCTTCGCCATTGGCGGGGTAAAACCCGTGGTTCAACCACATGAGTGGACTGTTTCCATAGAGGGTATACCATCCCGGATCTTTGGATAAAGTCACCGAAGAGACGAGCACTTTCTTCGAAGTTTCCTTTCCACTTTTCGATGAGGCGGACTTTTTCATCCTCTGGGACATAGGGATTCTTGAGAACATTCAGTTTTACGAACTTGATGTCCTTCTGACCGTGTAGCATGTCTTCATACAAGTTGAAGACCCAGGGTGTTTTGACTCCGGATGCCACATCGGTGAGCGGAGTAAGAGTAAGCAATAACTTGCCAGCACAATCAGCAGTACGCTGATAGCACTCGTCGAAGACATCTGCCTCGCATTCTTCATCTATATGAACCAGATCGACACTGGCTCCCTGGAATTTGTCTCGTCCTGCATCGGCTGACTTTCCAGTAATAATCGAGCCGTTGGAGAAATACACCTGAAACTCCCCATCGACAATTCTCTTAACAACGTCAGGGTCTCGGGGGAGAAGTGGAGGATGCTGTCGTCCTTGTCGGAGCTTTTCATTCCATATTACGTTCTTCAGGAGACTGTAGTCTAGTCCGACAATCCAGATATTGTTTGGGGGATCGGGAATCGGCAAGTCTTTAACATATTCGTAAGCAGGTTCGCCTTCGAAATACTTCTTGCCAAGAGCCCAGACTACATCAATGAAGACTCCTTCTTCGGTTTTACCCGATCGATTCCCGCCCAAAATGCCAAAGATCTTCAGATCCTTGGTGAATTCTTTGAAATGAGGAGCCTGTTGAGGTTGGGCTTCCCAGTATTTGATGTAATTCTCTTTGCGCCGCTTGTCTTCGAGGGCCTCGATTATTGCTAACTGCTCCTCTTTGTCGAAGCGTTTCAGTTGTTCTAAAGCAAAAGCGCTATCCATTTACCACTTTTCCGCTTAGAACATCCTCAGCATCGATACAATCCTGAAAAGGATCATGTTTTGGCCCAAAAGCATAGCGATCATCGAACACAAGGTTATTAAGCATCCGGCGGCTTATCTGCTGTTCCAAGGGCAATTCCTCTGTCTGGCGCTGCAATTCTCTTACTTGCTTTTCCGTCTCGAATTCGATCTCTAGCCTCTGCAATATCTCTTGCGGTGAGTCCGCTGAAGATGTTGATATTTCCTTCATTTCCACTCCATCCCTCCATTTTTGACAACTTGTCGAGAACTCCTGCAGCTCGCTCATATTCACCTTCTCCTATGAGCTTGTCCGCCAGGAACCACATCTGCCCCAGAACTACGCTTTTGGTTCGCGTTGGATCGTTAGCGACACTGGCGTAGAACTTGTTTTTCTCGACTCTAAGGATTTCTTGAAAATCGCGCCGCCTTGTAATCTTATCTGCCTCGTCACCGTCGAGAGGGTGACCAATTTCCAAGGCGGCTACCTTTAGCGTGCAGGATGTGCGTACCATAACCTCGGCAGCTTGGACGAACCAAGCTGGGCAATAGAGCGGATTCCAAGGGCCTTTGGACATGAAGCGGTTCTTGCGTTAATTTAGATCCTCGCAGACCAGCAAATCTTACAAGAAAGAAAGTTTTATTAGTATTTATTATACTTTATATGATATATATCTATTATGTCATGTGTCAAGGGGATATGTTTGGTTAATTAAAACCGTATGACAATGACATAACGAATATATAATATAGTAATATATAACTATTTTGGTGGGTCTAAATCAACATGAGCCAAAATCTTGCTGCTAGTATCCACAATCGTGTTTCCACCCTTTGTCAAGCCTATGTTAAAACATATCATCCCTCTGTTTGGACTAAGCTTCGTGAGAAAGCTGAGACTGAATATCGAGATCATGCCCGTCGTCGGAACACAAAACACGATCTTGACCTCGCTTTGCAGATTGAGGTCATAGAAGCCCCCAAATCAGAGAATAATTCCACAAAGTACCTTGTAGACAAATATTGGTCAGATGTTGTGGTTTCACCAACTTCAGAAGACGATCGAGAGGAAAATATATAATTATAGTATAAGAAGCTTAAAATCTTAAATTTTATACTCAAAATTTCAAAATTTTTGGCTTCGCGGGTCCCATGCTTATAATGGGCCAGCCTCGATGACATTAGCTTAAACCTCAGCATAGCTATCGCTATAGACGCGCAGCGTGCCTAACCTCGCGACCGTGCGCGTTTTCACGCACCACTGCGCCATTTGGCGCAGAGTTTTCGCCCACGCAATTATGTTGCCAAACGTTAAGTGGTTGAAACGAAAGGGGCAATTGTTTTTGCCCCCGACGTGCAATGTGGCATGTGCCCCCGGCACC